GTAGCCAGCAAATTAGTCTGTTTAAGTGTGACTATCACTTTCGGGAACCTAAGCCCCCTCTTTTCTTTCTTTTTCTTCCACCTCTTTTTTTGTTTCGTGGTTTACGCTTGATTAATCCTCCTTTAGCTGCACCTACACCTTCTGCTCCATCATCTCCATCCTCAGTTTCGTTACCGCTATCATCGCCTGTAGAAGAACCGTCTCCCGCACCCGCTTCTTCGGCAGAAGTTGCTTCAGCATCATCAACATCAGCTTCGGCATCAGCTTGAGCATCATCACCAAGATCATTGGGGTCAAAGTCAGGAGCAGTAGTTGCAGATTGGTCAAAACCCGGATCATCAATATCTGCTATGTCGTCTTCATCCTCAACTTCATCGACAGTGAAACCCGCACTAACATGGCTTTTAGCGTTTTGTGCCATCTTCTGTGATGTTGTCTTAGCTTTATTAACGTCTGTTGGGGTAAGTTTGTCTGCTACCACTTCAAATTCGCCAAGCTCATCATTCCACCCGTATGTGGCACCAAACGTTCCCGCTACAGAAAATCCGGGTACTCCCTGAGAAGTCATACCAACAGCACTAACAGCGGGGTCTACTGTAGGGTCGTAACCTGTAACATTACTTATAGCATTAAATTGTGCATAGGTGTTTAAGTCTGTAATTTCTGCCGGAGACATTTTACTTAAATCATACTCTATAGAAAGTGCTGCATCTTTAGCTTTTTTTGCGTCCGTAGTAGCTACATTGTTTACTACATCAAAACCCTTACTTATAGTAGGACTAAGCGCAGATGCCGTCGCCATAAGCCCGCCAACTGGTCCCATCAGGCCTGTTGATGGGGTTAATGCTTGACCAATAGCTAAATCTGCAAAACCTAAAACACCACGACCAATAGTGCTGTCTAACATTTGACCCAATCCTGCAAGAGAGCCTAAACTAGCTGTACTAGGATTACTCATTAATTCACTTACTGATCCTATACCGGGTGTAGCACTAGAAAGATCAGATTTTCCTCCTGCATCTGGTAGGTCACTTTGACCAGCTTTTGTGGAAGCTCCTTGAGCTTGTTGTCGTAGCTTATCTCCATAAAATGTATCTAATATGTTAGTAGCTAGATTAGCCTGTTTTGGTTTTTTATTTTTAAAAGCATCAGGTAAAAAACTTTGAATATAGTCAGAAGTAAGACCAGAAAAACCTTTAAAACTATCAAATGTAAAAGCAGGCTGACTAAAGCTACTAGCTGTTATAGGTTTTCCTGCTGCAAATTGTTGCCCTGCTGTTGTAGCAGCATTATTATCAAAAGGGTTAGTTCCCTGCCCTCCTTGAACAAAGGCACCTGCATTAGCTTCTAAAGTATCTTCTTCACCACCTTCTAAGCTTTCTAAGTCGTCAGGTTCAATAACCTCAATATCCTCAATCGTAAAAGGTGGGCCACCCGCATTAAATAATGTGTCGTCTGGTAATGTTTGTCCTTCTTCTGTACCAAATTGACCCATAGCCTCCATTTTCTTGTAGCCCATTTTAGCTTCATCTCGAAGCTTCATAAAATGCTCAACGCCAAAATAACGAACAACGTCAGCAGGAATTACCATCTCACCTTCACTAAGCATAGCAGGCTGGTCATCACGTACTTCTTTTTCCGTGCTACCTAAAGGTACGTCATTGCCTGATACGGGATCAACCTGACCACCCTCTTCAAATAATTCCATTTGTTTTTCTAGCATATTAATCCCTCTTAACTATATTATCCAAAGACTTTAATTTTCTAAGGGCTTGAATGTAACCCTGCGCTCTTTGTACACCAACAGAACACTCAGATTGTTCTAGCACTTTATGCTGCTGTTCTATTTGATAGTCTAAATACTCTACAAAGTTAGCCCACAGGTGGGGGTTGCTGACCAGTGCTTTGAGGCGCTCCGCCTTCTGCTGGCTGTTGTTGTTCATTACCTGAGAATCCCTGTTCTTGTGGTCCGGGTGCCATACCTACACCAATGTTTCCACCGCCTGCACCCGTTGGGTCTTGAGGATTAGCTCCTGCTGGAGCGCCCTGTTGTGGCGGTGGTGGCTGAGTTGCTTGCCACGCCTTCATCATCTCTGCCTGAAGTGCTGCGTCACCCATATTGTTGACAACCTTTTCAGGATCAAGATCAAGTGATCTGGCAATCTCAGTGATAATATAATCCATTTTTGCAAAAGGTGCAAGTGCTGGATTGCTAGTAACTTGAATAAATTGCATGAGGCGTTGACTACGTACTTCGTTAGCCATCAGACTTTCTGTACCACGTGCCTTAACTTCAAGATCACCCTTAATATCTTTATCAAAAGAAAACTGCATGTTAAACTGAAATAGACCGTCACCGAGAGGCTTTAGTAGGTAGTCGTCTACATTCTTAATGACGTTCTTAATACTGCCTGCTGCTGCGCCCATAAGCATACTAATGCCACTAGCAGTTCTACCTACACCCGACACACCCGTTTGTCCGTGCGCGAAAGAAGGAAAGCCGGTGCTTTCATCAGCAAGCTGTCTAGCTTTATCAAATAGCTGTAGATTTTCACCAGCAACATTTGGAAACTTAGTACCAAAGATTGCCTGTCCGGGCGCACCACCCTGACGGCGAAACACTTTACCGGGATAAACACTGAGGTCTTGACCCGGAGTTAGATTTGTTTCATCCACTTCAATAAGAAGATTACCAGACAATACAGCATTATCTACAGCCATTCTCATAAAGCCGTTCATAAGAATTTGTGTGTCTTCCATATTTTCAGCAATGCCTACACCAAAGAAGCTGTATGGATTTAGTTCATACGGTGCTGCCATATATGGAATACGAACAGGTTTAAAGGGATTAACTACAAGACGAATAACTTGACCATTAACTGTCCAGATATTAGCTTGTACTTGATCTGCATCTGCAAGCTCTTCTGGAATATCAATGTCTTCATCTTCAAGAAGGTCTGTATCAATTACACCCCAGTATTCTAAAACTTCAAAACGATCAATGCTATGTGTCTGTTCGTAATCAGCAAGATCATCTTCCCACCATTCTTTTACGTAGGACTCACCCTGCTCAACACATTGGTCAATGACATTACCCCTAAAGAGAGGGCGTTTTTTAAGATTAAGTAATTGGCTGCGGCTCATCTTATGACGCTCTACAACGTACTGTGCTTCTTCCATATTGTTTGCATCTGGGTCTGGATAAAAATTCCAAACACTTACATGACCAATTTGAGGTACAGTTTTAATAGTTGGTGTGTATGTACCTTCATCGTCCCAATTTGCATACTCTTTATTTACAGCAAACGGACCCTTTAGTACACCTGTACCAAATAACGCCATTTCAAAAGAAGTGCTGCGAAGATGTTTGGAAGCATTACATTCCTGTAATTGATCCATAACTTTTTTCTGCATTTTCTTTGCTGCAACCATAGCAGGATGAAACGTAATTCCTGTTGGCGTTGTACCCGGACCTTTTTTAAGACCTTTTACATCACTTAGCTTTTCTTCCATAGAACCTAACATTAAAGAGTTTAATGTGGCACCAGCCGGAAGTTCTTTACCGTCACCTGCAAAACCATACGGGCTATCTTGCTCTACTGGTTTTTCTTCTTTGAGTTCATCCGGCAAAGAAGGATCAAAGTGTACGGTGTCTTCTACACCTTCGGGTAATACTGTAGGATCAATAGTAATAGGAAAACGCTGATTACCAAATAGTACATCTACAATTTGACCATATGCCGCAAGTGTTTTAGTTTTAGTAATTTTAATAAATACACGAGATTTTTCTGTTTCCATAAACTGAACGTCAGGACCATAAATGCCTCTGTAATTACGATAAGATTTTAGCCAGCGTTGCTCTTCCGTAAAACGGTAGGTTTTAGCCTTTTCGTATTTGTCGTTGATATATTTAAGAATAGGCGTATAGCCGTAGTCTACTTCATCTACATTATCCACATCTTCTGCTGCTACGCCCATCTCTTCGATTAGGAAGTCATCTTCTTCAATAGCCATTTATAATTCCTTTAATATCCAAATACAGCATCGGCTGGTGTATGAGTATTTCTGGGCATTTGTGAATCAAAGTCAAAAATACTAAAGCGTGGTCTTGACATTATACCGTAACGTAAAGCATCATACAAGTGATCTTCTGAGTGAGTATCAATATCTTCGGGGTTTTTCTTATCTATAGGTAAAGCAGGTAATTGAGATACCATATTTGTGCAACTATTAAAAAAGATTAATCTGGGTTCTTCTGTAAATTCATCAACCTGAAGCCTACGATGAATTTCGTTTTTACCTGCAACTCTACTACCTTTACTACGATCAGACGGTCTCCAACGACACCCTTTACTAATCATTTGTTCCGCCAAAGATGGGCCTGTATCACCTCTTTTATGCCACAAAGAACTATCAAGAACACCATATTTAATATTACCGTCTTCTGCCTCTAGTTCTAATACCATATCGGCTAAATCTGTAGCTAATACTTTAGACACGTATAGCTCTCTGTATACGATTAGTTGTTCATCTGGACTTACAGCAAACCATAACACGCCACTATATGAACCATAGCCATAGTCACAAGCACGAAACTTAACCCAATTATTTGGTATGTCAAATGGCTCAACGACATGAATGTTTCTATTAAATTCCGTAAACGCTGCACCTTCTTTAATATCCCAGTCACCGTCTAATAGCTGTCTTTTTTGTTGCTCCGGCAAAGAAAGAAGCATTGCTTCATAGTCTCCGCTTTCAGCTAGATATGGATTATCAATTAGTTTAGCGGGTATGAACCTTCTTTTAAATAAAGGCTTTCCTGCTTTAGCATGACCTGCCGGATAATTTAAATCTTCGCCTGTTTCAATGTTAGTAGCTACAAATCTGCTGTTCGGTGGTGCAGGATCAAGAAACATTTTCTTAACCCAATGATGCCCTCTGCCGCCCGGATTGGTTGTAGCCCGCATGTATACAGGTAAATCGGGAGCAGTGGACCGTAGACGAGATCGCATGTAGTCCCACGCATAAGGTGTAGCCCACTGAGTCAACTCATCAAAGCCTATCCAACTAAATGCTAGACCCTGATAACGCAACACGTCTTCATCTCTATCCAGATAAGACATCCACAATCGCGCACCGGAAGGCGCAGTCCACTGCATCTTTCTTTCGGACCATTTAATGCCCG